CTCGGGGTTGGATCGTATGCTGCTAAGAAGCTCATTTCTGAGCGTTTTGGCATGCCCCCGGAAGGGTGGAGCACGCGGATCTGGCACACGCGTTTCACGTTCGCCCCTGGGCGAACGCGAGATCAACTGTCTCAATACGGCAAGTTCATATACGACCGTGACATGTTCACGTGGACGTACGATTTCAGCCGGTGGGACGGGAGTGTGTCTGAGGCGATGCTCAATCTCATGTACACCATTTTCCAAAACAACGCGACGTGCAAGGAAGCGTGTGACTGGAACGACGTGTTGTTCAGTCTCACAACCCACCACACGACGATGCGCGCGGGGCAAGCTTCGGCCGCCAAGGTGTCAACCACCGGAAAGGTCACCACCGGGTGTGCCTTCACCACGGTCGGCAACACCATGCTGCACTACCTCATGATGATGGTCACCGTGGATTGCTTGGGTCTCAAAGACTACCTGGTCTGGCTCATCGCTGGAGGGGACGACGGTGCCATCACGTTCCGTAGCGACGTTCCTGTCGCCAAGGTCAACAGCATTCCAGCCTTCATACGTGAGGAGTTCGTGATGAAGCTCGATCCCTTCGTTTTCGCTGCTACGCCCGCCCAGGCCACTTTCTTTTCCGGACAATGGTGGCGAACCGACGATGGTCGCTATGCTTTTTGCCCACTGCTTTTCAAGCAGCTGGCGAAGATCGGCTACATTGTTGACCCCCAGGGTCGGCCACTCGAGCGGTACAAGGCTAAGGTCATGAGCTGTCTCGCAGAAATGCGCGGACATCCAGTTGGGGAACACCTGATGAGGAAATGGCTCCTCGATTCTCAGATGCCTGGTCAGGCGCGGTCATCCCGCCACGACCTTTCTGGCGAGACTCACCGCCCAGGCCACGACCAACGCAAGCATCCTGAGACCCGTAACCTGGCACGCGAGGAGTTCGAAAACTGGTACGACGTGCCAGCCGACTGGATTCTCAACAACGTCACGGCATTCGGCCGTGCCGACCTGGGTTGGCAGTGTGCACGAGACGGCGTCGAAGGTGAGCCTAACCAAACCGTCCTTCGTGAACACAGCGACGTGCTAATCCACGTGGAGGACGCCGAGCCACCGAGCAAGAAGACGTACCAGGCCTACGTGTCGCGTTTGGAGGGGCTCATCGCGCAAGCGAGGAGACCGTTCGATCGCGCCGGAGAGAGCGACTTCTTGGCCCCGTGCGTGCGTGTCAATCGCTACGCTGAGCCGGTGGAGGAGAAACACAGGCGTGCAGAGGTGGAGACACATCTCGACGCCTTGGTCGGACGGTACAAGCGCCCACCGGCGCACGTGACTGCGTGGAAGATCAGCAGAGGGTACCTCTTGGTGGGGACCCTAATCGCCGCATTGCTCATAGCGGGCGGCCTGACGGCAGCTTACTCCACCATGTCGGATCCTTTGCCCGGTCGCCCGCTTGCCCAAGCGGAGGCGCCCGTCCTTTGGGACGATTGGTGGACGGCTGCTGATGGCCCGCCCCCGGGAACACCCCCCGTTCCCCATGAGAGTGCACTCGAAATCATCAAGACCAACGATCGGACACCGGGTGGTGGTGTCTCTTTCCTTGGCACGTCGACCAACCGTACGGTGGTCGTGACCGTCAACTCCAGCGCCCACGGCTTAGGCCCTCTGGGTAACGAAGACTGGATAATTCGGCGCGCCACCCGATGGAGGCGGGGCACCTCGCCCCTGCCGTTTGGACGCGATGCGCGAGGTATTGCAAACCCAATGACAGGGCAAACAAACAACACTGCTGGCCAGCAGTATAATACAGGCCAACACCACCGCGTACAACGTTGGAACGAGCTGTGGTATGCGTTGTGTGGCAGGCGAGCCAAGCCCATCCATCGTTCTGGCAACCACAAAGGTGATGGACCAAAAACGTTGCCACTCGTTCCAAGCCCCACCGTCGTTTCACGTCTCGTTGCCAATCAAGCCCGACGCGCCCGAGAGCCTAAGACCAAGGCGGACCAAGAACGCCACAAGCTTGTTGCTGCCATGAACCGGCTCGCCGTCGCTGACAAGCGCATGGCATACGCTGCGCACGTCATTTCTGGCACGAACGTCGTGGTTGCCGCTAAGGAGAAACGCGCGGCTGTTGCCGCTCTACGCAACGTGAGCGGTGGCAAAGGAAAGCGAGCTTTCAAAGTCGCTATCCCGCGCCCCACCGGCCACGGTGAAACCTTCGTGAGGGCAGCATCCACGGCCGCGCAAGGTTACTCGGCTGTCCACGGTCCCATCCCACGGTGCTACGTGCGTACGGAAACGCTGCCAAGTGGCGTGGTGCGAGCAAGCTTCTGCCTGCAGTCGCACTACCTTACGGGTTCGACCGGCACGACTTTGGGTTTTTTCATGTCCAGTCCCGTCAATGCAGCAATCCGTTCTCTGGTTGCCTTGGGGCCGGGTACTTTTTACGACACGAACGTCGTTTCGACTGTCACGCAACTCACGCAGCTACCGTTTTCACAAAACCAATTGTGGAATTTGGCGCGTGGTTTTGCGCGATATCGTTACACCAAGTGTCGCATACATTACTCGCCGCTCGCCAGACCCATCATCGACACCACCACGCCCCCCATGTACGTTCACGCGTACTACCAGGACGGTGCCTTGGAGACCCTCAGCTTGTCCTATCAGAACGTCATCCCAGCGCAAACGGCGAAGATTTTCCCACCTTGGCAGGCTTGGACGCAGGACGTGGACGTGCGTGAGGATGCCGAGATGAAGCGCGTTCAGCCCTTGGGAACCGCAGTCACAGTCACCCCGCAGGACATGTTTCAGTACTCACAGACTGTGCTCTTCTGCTCCTCTGCGGTCAACGCGACCACTGATGTGCCGTACGTGGGTGTGTATTTCATCGAGGGCACCATTGAACTGGATGGAGCGTTGGCTCCGGGACCCGGCGCCGTCAGTCTGGAAGAGAACGCGCGTTTGCGTGCTCAGTTGGAGGCGCTTGGCGTCGCACCAACTGCCGAACCAGACGTGCCGTTGTTGCCGGACGAGATACACCGCGGTGCGAACCACAAGGGTGACGGACCACCGAAGAATGCGGCTGCCTCAGGTGGTCGCGCCTCGCAGTCCTTTGAGCGCGTCCAGCGCCCGGCCGCTTCTTGGCCTGACCGATCTCAAAAACTGCAGTCCAAAATAGAGACGCTAAGGAGCTCACCGGAAGGATCGTCGTACAGACTGTGTATTCCCGTCTGTAACGTCGGCTTTGCTTCGGGTGCCGCCATTGGCGCCTCCGCCTTGTTCACGTCCTTGGATGTAAACCGT